TCATGGCAATAATTAGTCCTGTGTCAGCTCAAGAAAATGAACCTGAAACCACTTGTGTAGAAGAAGAAGACTTGTTACGTTGCACTGTTTGGGTCAACGAATTTGACAACGGTCCTATGTTTGCATTAGAAATAACAGAAGATCAAACTCCCATTAATGCAATCACGTTTACGTCTATGACCTGCGACGATTGGGATTATGCACCTCACGAATATGCTGCTGATCCCCACATTTGGTTGTACAGTATCGACAACGAAGAAATCTTAACCTTGATCGCAGATGACGATGATTCTGCTCCGCATAATGATGGCAGTAACATGTGTTGGGACAGCCAACTTACGCCTACGTTAGACATCGGAAGTTACCAACTTAAAGCTGATGCTTTCGACACTGATTACATTGGAACGTATACGATGGAGTTATCTGGCGGTGTCTGGTCCTTGATTAATGACTTTGAGCCTGCGCCTGATCCTGAACCGACTCCAGAACCAACTCCAACTCCTGAGCCAACGCCTGAGCCAACTCCGGAACCTGAGCCAGAGCCAACACCAACGCCAATTCCTGAGCCGACTCCACAACCTAGTCCAACTCCTGAGCCGACCCCAGATCTAATTCTAGAACCAACACCAGAAGAAGAGCCAGAACCAGACCCGCCGTTGGAACCCCCCACAGTACAGCCATCGCCACCCCCAGCGCCAGCTCCTCCATTACCAGTTGAAGAAAACCCACCGCCACCAGTGACAATAGACATAGAGGAATTAGAAGAATTGCCATTAGAAGATGATATCATGTGGAACTTCGACGATATAGAATGGGAAGAGTTTGAGCTAGATGAGTTACCAGAAATTGAGTTTGTTCCAGAAGAAATTGAGGCAGAGGAGGAAGAAGAAACAACTTTCTTTGATGATGGAGAACAGGCACAGCCAGATGAAGTACAATCAGATGTGGAACTAGAGGAAGATACTCTAGAGCTAGAAGAAGATATTGAGTTTGTTCTCGAAGAGTATGAGGACATTGAAGAAATAGACTTTGAGGAGTTAGACGCTGATGAGCTTGACGACGAAATTATTGCTGAAATACTACAAGATGAGGAAACTATTGAGATCTTTCTGGAAGAAGTTCTAAAGGATAATCCTGATTTTTTTGAAGATGCCTCAGATGAGCAGATAACTGTTATCTTTGAGTCAGCACCAGAGCTGTTTAACGAGGCTTCTGATGAAGTAAAAGATGAACTTGAGGCTGAAATCAACGTGTACGCTGGTGGCTTTGAGGATTATGTGCCAGAGGATTCAACAATATCCGTTGACGAAAGGCGGAGTATTATTGCGGTGACGACAGCGACTGCTACAATAGCTACAGTAGCGGTTACTAGACCTACACCGCCACCACCAACTCCAAGACCTACAACTCCAACCCCTCCAAGACCTAGCAGTCCATCGGCTGTTTCTCCCAGTGGTCCAACAACTAGGAGAAACAATGATAAAGCGTAAACTTAAAAGACTAACCAGAGAAGTTTTCATACTTAGCCTTACTGCTGGTTCTACAGGTATTGTGTTGATTACGTTGTCAGGGGAAACTAGAGAGTACGGTATCTGGATAACGGCAGCTAGCGCTTTATGCCATTTTATAGGCGTGTGGATCGACTGGAAAGACGAATAGATTAGCTACATACCCAGTGTTGCCAACCACCGCCCGTAGCCCTGTAAATAAGCCAAGCAGAAACTTTTATATTTTTTTCTCCATCTAGAACATCTGCTACATAGCCCAAAGCACTACGACTTCTAGCGTCCCAATACGTTGTCAAGTGTTGCATCAAACCACTAGCTGTACTAACGCTAGACCTTGCTGTAGGATCACCACCAGATTCACAATCTATAATTTTCAAGAACCTAGCGGTATCGCTAAGAGGCCCACCGTTGGCTAGTATTGCGCTTTCAACCGTGCTACGCCACCGTTCAACCTCTGGCCTAAAAGTAGCATCAGGAGAAACAGTTGAATATAAACGCACAGAAATGTTACGTTCCATAGCCCACTGACGATGATGTTTATGCGTAATCTCACCGTAAATGCCGTCTGTGTCTATGCTTAACCAGTACTGCAACATACGCACCCTTCCGCTGTCCTCTAACCAGTCGTACTCAGTAGCTAATATGTGTTCTTCTATTTTGTCCCAAGGTATGTAAGCTAGAGCTGTAGCTGACAGTGCGTTGATAGCGAACGTAAATAAAATCGTGCTATAAATAAAGATCTTTTTCATTGTGGTGTCTCCAAATTGTTAACAGTTCTGCCGCAAATTCCGCATCTAAAACAGCTACTTTACCAACGGTTTTTCCTATTTGCGACCTTCTGTCCCCGTGGATAGCAAAGATTACCCACTGGTTATCGTGAGCAACTTTCCGTATTCTGCTAATCCACGGGAACAGTGTCCAACGCTTGCGATATTTCACTTCAATCGGGATATCCAAGTCCCCCAACCAGATATCGTGAGACTCGCTACTAGCGCTGGTTCTATGAGCGTCGTTATGCCCCCATTCCATAAGTAAAGCTACTATTTCATTCTCGCCTGCAGTGCCTTTTTGTTTTGCTTTACTCAAAGTCAAACACTCCTTGTATTTCTGCCCGCTTTTTTTCGACGGTTACGATTGTATCGTTCCTGACTCCTCCATGGGGTACTAAAAGAATTTCTAACATATCAAAGCCTAGGGTCTTGCCTATGCCCATGGAGTTCCAACCGCAACGCACTACAATGGCGTTAGGTTTGCATATTCTTGCTATTTGTTTTTTGATCTCTGACCACGGGTTTTGTGTGTCTTCTTGAGTGACTACACGCCCTATCCCGTCGTAGCATTCTTTGATTTGTCTAGAGCTGTATGGTGGGTCAAATAGAACCCCGTCAACTGATTCATCTTCGAGTAACGAAAGGAAATGACTAGCGTCGTGATGAAAGTCTGCTTCAAACTCTGGGTTGATGTCGTTTGTAAACTTCATTAGATGCTTAAAACAACTGTTACGGACATAAGGATCAACCCAAACTCCCTTGGTCATCACCCTGCGAAGGAGGGAGTTAATGGGTTGAATCCTAAATGTTTCAGAGTTAGGCATAGCCCATTCTCTATGAAACTGTATGTTTGTCACAACAAATCGTTTATATCGTTTGCTATTGGTCCGTAATGTTTCTCCGTGTATGCGTTTAACGCATCTCGTATCATACCTGATCTAGTCTGGCCGTTGTGTATCGCTAACTGGTCAACTTGGTCTAACAAAGTTTGCGGTATCCTCATGGCAATCAACTGATCGTTTTTGTCCCTAGTAGGGGTTTCTGGTGCTTCCATCGTTATTTCTCCTGATGTTTCTGCCCACATGTAGGGCATTTGTTGTTGTTATTTTCTATTACTTTTGAGCCTATAACCCAACCGCAAGTACAGCTTATGTAGTACGGTGATTTGTTCCTGAGTTTAGATTTCTTCTGACCGAAGTCCTCCCACACTAAAACCAGTCCTCATTGCTGTCTACTGGTTTCCCGTCGATTATGGCTGTTTTGCCTTGCCAAGCATCTTCTTTAGGCGCTCTAACGATCTGAAATAAATCCCAAACGTTACAGTCCCAACCAGTTACAGTTTGTCCGTCTTTGTTCTTGTATTGACGGCTGGTAAATTTGCCTCTAACGGCTATTCTGCTACCTTTATCTGTGGCTTTAGCTATGGCTTCTGGTAGCGCTGTTGACCCATCTCTGGAGTCTTCCCAAACGCTTAACGTTACCCATGTAGTTTCTTCTGGGCCTGTCTTTACGGCTAACGCATTCTCATAAACTGCTTTGCCTGTGCCAGTGACCTTGGGTAGCCACTCTCTTCCTAGGTTTCCCATTTGGAAACCGATTCCCTCATTTAACATTACTGTTCTCCTTTTTAATTAATTGTTGATGTAATACATAATACTCATCTGATGTCCAAAGTGACAAACCAAGACTTAGGCGCATGGCTATCCGCTTTATACCATCGCTGACACTAGCTTTACTGTTCTGACCTGAGTGCTTACTAGGTCTTTCCACCTCGCCAATCTCTTGAATGGTGACTTGTTTGCCATCTATGGTAAAAGTGCATTCAAGAATGCAACCCTCAACAATGCCCTCTGGACTTCTGATAAGTTCTACTATTCGCATGTCAAACGGACCTAAATGCAACAACAAAAATTGTGTTATATCTCCGTGGCTGACATACCTGTCACCCCTACCTGTCGGCTTTACTTTAACGAAATCTTCAGGTATTGGTTTTGATAATTTGATTAATTGTTTAGACATCTGTTTCTCCTGCTAATAAGTTTGCGTGATACCGTGCAACATCAAGCGTCACCTCATCACCGCCAAGAACCGAACACAACTCGTTGTGCCTGCAATACCTACATTGCCATGCACCACCCTTAGACGGTACGCCATACGGGCTAGGCTTCTCTTGATGTATAAGCTCTCCGTCATCGTTAGGTATAAACGCTACAGGTAAAGCTCCCTGAGCGATGTCCTCCTGCACAGACTTAAACCAACCTATCTCTAACTCTGCTATCTGACGTGGTGTCATACCCCACTCTGGGATTTCCTCATCCATGCTTATGACCCATTCTAAAGTTTCGCCTACTTTGATTTTGTCACGCCAACTATCTTGTTTCGCAACGTACACAATCCATAACTCATCTACTTCACAAGCCATTGCATACAAAGCGGATTGTGCAACGTGAGCCATTTTAGGCAGACCATCTCTAGCGAGGCGAAACCCGAAACTTGAGACTGTTTTCAACTCTAAAAGTCGTTGGGTTTCATCGTCAACCCACACCAAACCGTCACAAGACCCTGACAAAGAAACGTTAGTTTTTGGAGTTAGATCTAACGCTAGTTCATACTGACCGCTGTACGCCTTCTGGCACGCTTCCTGTATACCCTCATGAATTGCGTTACCTATCTCAAACGCTATGAGCGTTGTTTTGTCTATAGGGTTTGTCTCTTGATATTTCAAGGCTTCAAACGCTCGTTGTCTCAAGCAAGAACCTACGCTACTTATTCTGAGGAGAGTATCTTTGGCTGTTGACTTAGGTTGTCTACTGTCCTCCAAATACTTTCCGTAAACTTCTGATATTTCTTGTGTGTAATTCACAGTAAACCCTCGTCACGATATTCTCTGTGTTCTCTTTCGTGATGTAGCTGGTTATATCCCTGACACAACTCGACATCGGATTCTTCATCTTCTAATAAACGGTAATACGCTTGCTTTGGCCTGTCGCCTATCTTCATCATCTTGGACTCAACGGGATACCCATTCTCTCGTAGTTCCCTAGCCCTCCTAGCGCCATCTCCGCCACCTACGACAAGTGATAGCTCATCTCTACTAACCCAACCTTCCCATACTGGGTTGTCGTCGCCTGCTTGCCGTCTATGTGATTTAGTCAATGCAATATCCAACGCCCATTGTAAATGAGCTAGAACTTTGTTAGCTAGCCTAGAGGTGTCGCCCATTTCCCTAGCGGCCTGATGCGCTATTTCGCTGTGGTTATTACCTGCTAATGCTTTGGTGTTTTCTAACTCTGGTAGCTCGTTGTGTATTAGGTCTACCATTATTTGTTGTGATGCAACGATGTTATTAACAGCGTTGTATATGCCCTTTAGGTGTGGGTCATCTGTTTCAAATGGTTTTATTTCACTCATTATCTTTCCTTTGTTGACTGCGTATCTTTTGATACTGTTTAAGAGTCCGTAAATCCCTACGGTAGTTCTTGTTATACCAAGTGTAACATCTGTGTGTGACAAAACCAAACGCAAATGCTATCGCTGTGGTAACTACTGGGATTAAACTCATGTGATAATGTTATACCCGCTGTATCACAATGTCAAGTCAATTCAATAAATTTTATTTATCATACGAAACCGCTGACGCTCTTTCGGAGTAAGCCCACCCCGAATACCCCATATCTGATCTATCGGTTCCTCAACAAAACTAGCCTGCAAACACTCATGAACAACATCGCAATTATCGCATACGTTTCTCGCCCTGTTCACGCTGTCGCTATAAAACAAATCATGGCCAAGCCCACGACAATTCGCCCTTTCCAACCACGACATAAAAAAACAATACACTACATTTGCTTTTGTCCCATGGACCCTGTATCTTTAGTAAAGAGGTTTCCTCCTCCGAATTTTGTTGACACAAGCCCCCCCGTTTTCCTATCGGGGGGGTCTTTCGTTTTGCCTACAGGTAAAGTTAACTCGCCTATAGGTATCGTTGAAACGGATTATACGGCGTTGAT